TTTACTCTGTTAATTTTTTAATTCTATCTGATATTATTTTCTCAATTTCTTTTTCAGCTTCCTTCCTTAATTTCTTCTTCTTCTTTCTTGGGGAATTAGTGTAATTCGTTGGAATTAAACCTCCCTTACCACTATATGCAAAATAATCATTCATATCTATTGTGTTTAATTTATATTGTTCCTTAAAGTATCTTTCTTCCTTTAATTCTTTAATTAAATATTTACTTGATTCTTCCATCTGCTTCTTCAACTGCTGCTTCCCAGGAACTACAACAATGATCTTTACAGCTATAGCATAATCCTGATTCAGACATTCTGGCTTCACAACAAGCTGAAACCTGACTCCATTCATCCTCACAATCACAATCATCATTATCTCCACAAATCACACACCTTTGATGATCTTCACAATGATCATCATTATGTTCTATTTGTTTATCACAATCTTCTATACAGCAAATAGGATTATTGCCATCAAAATCAGTTGGATCATCCCCATGACTTGCATGTGTAGCTTTTACCCAACTTTCAAAAAATTCTTTATTAATCATATTAAAAGTTTACAATTATTTCTTTATTTTCAATATCAACATATATATCTATTGGCTGAATGCAATTACCAAATTCAATACAACTTGTATCAGTTTTAAGCTCCCAGCCTTTATCATCACTATCTATTTCTTGCCTTTCTGATTCTAATATATCTTCATCTGATTGATAAACTACACCTACAACTTTAGTTGCGTAAACTCCTATATCTTTTACACCCCAATCTCTCATTTCAGTATAGTATTCCCAGGAAACAACAAAAGCTCCCTCTAAATCGTAAGTGTTTTGGTTGGATTTGTAATTACCATTGTGTATGCTGACATTTAATTCAGCCAATCTTGTTTCAAAATTCATAGTTTAATGTTTTGTTTAGTATTACAATATAATAACTAATTTTTAACTTTACCAAATTATTTTGTATAAATCTTTATTCCACTAAGTTCCATAATTAATAAAATACATTGTGTTATATTGTATTTATGAATTGGTATAGTATAAAAAATATTGCTAAAAGTCAAATGACTGAGGTAATGATATATGATGAAATTGGAAATTTTGGGGTTGATGCCAAGTCTTTTATTAATGAGATAAAACAAATCCCTAATGATACATCTGTTCTTTTAAGGATAAATTCGCCAGGAGGTTCTGTTATAGATGGTTTAGCAATTTATGATGCTATAAATAGAATGCCACAAAAAGTTACTGCTCGTATAGAGGGAATTGCTGCTTCAATGGCAAGTGTTATTGCACTAGCTGCTGATGAAGTAATTATGAGTGAAAACTCTCTTTATATGATTCACAATGTTTGGGGAGGTGAAGTTGGAGATTCAGATGATTTAAGAAAAGCTGCTGACCTTATGGATAAAATGGGTGAAAGGCTTATTAATATATATGTTTCAAAAACTGGTCAAACAGAAGAACAAATCCGTTCTTGGATGGATGAAGAAACTTGGTTTAATAGTTCAGAAGCAAAAGAAGCAGGTTTTATCAACTTAGTAGAAGAGCCTATAAAAATGGCAGCTATGTTTGATATAAAGAAGTACGACTACAAGAATACAAGTATTGTAGAAAAATTATTTAATAATCAAAAAAAAGAAAATCAAATGGAAAAAGAGTTTGAAAACTTAAAATCTTTTATTTCTGATATGTTTAGTAAAACAGCAGAATCTAAAGAAGTAAAAATTCTTGACAATGATGAGGTGTCTAGTAAAATGAATGCTATAGAAGAGTCTATTGAAGAGTCAGCTAAAGCAATCGTTGAGCTAAATGGTTCTATCGTTGAAAAGGATGGTTACATAGCAACACTTACTGAAGAGCTTAATGGCTATAAAGTAAAAGAAGCGAAAATGGAGGGAACTCCGAGTGATGTTGTGCCTAGTAAAGATCCTAGCCCATCATTAGAAGCTAAAACTGAGTGTCAATGGGATGTATATGCAAATAACATAGCTTCTGACAACAAAGTGTACTTTAAAAATTAAAAATTAACAATAAAAAAATAAAAAAATGGCAAATGTATTATCATCAAGTTTAACATGGAGTCAAGAAGATGCAAGAAAATATTTCTTAGCACCTCTTTTCTTTGAAAACAACCACCTAGTAGGGATGGATGTTATTTCTGATGTTTCTGGAGCTTCTATCTTATTAGATAGATACACTTCTGTAAAAGACATCACTAAATCAATGAGTCAAGTATGCTTCGCAGCAGATGGAACTCAATCAACAAATTCTAACATAACTTTAACACTATGTAGATTAGAAGTAGAGCATGCACAAAAAGCTGTAGCTTTACTTTCTCACATAAAATCACAATTACTTAAAAAAGGTATCAATAGAGCTGATCTATCTGGAACTATATTTATGGAAATTGTTTCTGAAATTGTTATGCAAGGAATAATGAGAGATTTCTCTACTATCTTATGGTGGGGTGATGCAACTAATGGTGCAACTGAATCTACTCAATTACTTTGTAATGGTATCTGGAAATTTTTAGATGGTCATGTTGGTGCTGCTTTACCAAGTGCACAAGTAAAAGTATTCAATGCTAATATTATTACAACTTTAGAGGATATGTTAGCTGCTCGTTCTGTAGAATTAGCTACTGCTGACAATCAAATTATCTACTGTTCAAGAGCTTTTGCTGAAGGATATGCAAAAGAATTAAGAGCTTCTAACGGAGCACATACTGCTGCTTATGCTGATTTACAAAATGGAGTTGGTGCATTAAGATTCAATGGTGTAAAATTAGAGGTTGTAAACTCTTGGGATGTTGATATTGCAACTTATGGTGCTGCTTTAGCTAACATGACAAATGGTTTAGCTCCAAATGCTGTAGGAGATACTAAATGTGCAATATGGACTGCTACTAACAACATTACAGTTGGTACTGACTTTGTAGCACAAGATGTAGACATGTGGTACAACAGAGATTGTAAAGAAAACAGATTCAGAATGCTATATTCTATGGGTGTTGCTGTTAAAGAGCCTGGAATGTGTGTAACTATGACTCAAGATTAATAATTAATTTATCTTAGGGGGGAGTAAAATCCCCCCAACGATTAACAAAAAAAAATAAAAAAAAATGGCTTTAACACAAGGACACGCAATAGCATGTTGCGATAGAAACAGAAGAGGTGGGATTAAAAGAATCTGGCTTATGGAAACGGACAAACTTACTGGTGCTGTAACTTACGCAGTTACAGGAACTCCAACTGGAGCAGCAGGAGGTGAAATCACAGCTTTCCCTACAGTTCCAGGTACAACTCCTAACGAGGTTGCAAACTGGTTTGAATTTGAATTTGAAAGAGGAACTGCTGGTTTTTCTGCAAATGCAACTAGAGAAAATGGTTCAACAATGGTAAACATAGAGCTTGAATTTTATGTTCCAAAAATAACTGAAGAAATTAATCAAAGATTAAGAGAATTAACTGAGTCTTGTGGAATTTACGCATTATGTGAGTCTTATGCTGATGACTGTGATACTGCTGATCCAGAAACTTATTTCTTCATGTTAGGATATGACAAAGTATTTGAAAAGAAAGCATATTTAGAGTTCGCTTCAGGTGAGCAAACTACTGGTGTTGGACTACAAGATGCAAATGGTACTGCTGTTAAATTAGCTGGAATGCACGCAGAATATCCAAGAGAAGTATTAATTGCTCTTAACCAAACTACTAATACTCAGGCATCTACTGCCAACATGGTAGACATGTGTCAGATTACTACTGGTGCAAATCTTGCTTGGACTACAGACTAATTAACTTTATTATGAGAAAAAGGGGGGGGGATTCCTCCCTTTTCTTGTAATTTTTTGTATATTTGAAAAATAATTAAATTATGAAATATAAATTTGACAATAAATATTTTTTATCTAATGATAATGAGTTAGTTCCTTTAGGTAAAAATTCAATTAGTGTAACTTTTTCTTCTAACTTCAGTCAAAAAGTTTTAAGTAAATTACATATTTTAGGCAAATCTTATGTTAGTTTAGAAGGTGATGATGTTAAGGAAGTCAAAGTACCTAAATTAGATATAAAACCAAAGAAAAAAGTTAAATTAGATGAGCCGAAAAAAACAACAAAATATACCTCTAACTCAAACGAAAAAAAGTCCTAAAATATTAGGATATTCGTTTTCAAAAGATGTATCAAAAGCTGCTCCAAAAGAGCCAAGTCTTACTTCAGAGGTATTGAGGGATGACTGGATTCCTTTTGGTAAAAATAATTTATTCCCACAAGAACTTTCAGAGCTGTCAAGAGCAGCATCTACGCATAGGGCAATACTTAGCACTAAAACAACATTCAGTATAGGAGAAGGGTTAATAACTTCTAACAAAGCATTAAAAGCATTATTAGAAGATGTTAATGTTTACGGAGAATCTATGGATGATGTTGCAAAAAAAGTTATATCAGATTACTGGAAACTAGGTAATGCTTATATGGAAGTAGTTGTAGGTCAGGGTTACATAAATTTTTTCCACCAGGATGGAACTACAGCTAGAGTACACAAAGGTGGTAAACACATTTTATTACATCCAGACTGGGAACATGCAAGAAGATTCCCAGATGATATGAGGAAAGTACCAACTTATCCAGATTATAAAAAAGATGGTGAAGTTTATAGATCTATTATTCACTTTTCTGATTATGAGAGTACATATTATTATTATGGAATGCCTGATTACTGTGCAGCTTTAGACCATATTCGCATTGCCAATCAAATAGGGGTTTATAACCTAACTCGTTTCAAAAATGGGTTTATGCCAAGTGCTATTGTGGAGTTAAATGCAGACATGGGAGAGGATGAAGCACAAGACTTTATAGATGATGCTGTAGCTAAACTAACTGGAGCTGGAGATAATTCTAAAATATTATTTATAGCTAAGAATGGTGATGGTGATGCTACAAATGTTCAAATAATTAATGATACTAGTGATGGTTCTTTTATGGAGCTTCAAAAAATCACAAATGACAATATAATATCGGCACACAGATGGAATCCAGCTTTATCAGGGATTCAAGTTGCTGGTCAATTAGGCAACAACCAACAAATACTTACTGCTTATGATATTGCTATGAGCACAGTAATTAAAGAACCTCAACAAATGTTTTTGAAATGTTTGAAAAAAATATTAAAAGTTGAAAGAGCAATAAATGCAAGTGATTTAAGATTTTATACTAAACCACCAGTTTCTTTGTTAGGTGCTATTGCTCCATCAGAATTTATATCAATAAAAGAGGGAAGAGAGATATTCCATTTGCCAGAATTGAATGAAAAGCAAATGAAAGAGTTGCTGGAAGAGAAGGCTGCTAATAAGCCAGTTAAAGAGGAGTCTAACGATAAAAAAGAAGAAGATGGCACTAATAACTAGAGGTGAAGTAGTAATTAAAGCAATGACAAATGCTAATTTTGATAAGCATTTAGTAAAAAAGACTTTCATAGAAATAGCTGAACTTAATCATGTTAAACCATTTTTAGGTGATAAGCTATATAAAAAAGTTTCTACTGGTAGCTATGTAGTGTTAGTAAATGACTATATAAAAGATTATTTAGCATTTTGCATTAAGTTTGAAATATTACCAGATATAACATATAACACAACATCTCAAGGTGTTGTGGACAACCTGGCTGATTTTACCAGTCCAGTTAGTGAAAGAAAATTAAATTACCTTAGACAAGAAACTTACAAGAAAGCAGAAACTTTTAAAAAGAAAATGCACATTTATTTAGATGAGAATAAAGTATTATATCCAGAGTGGAATGGATGTGGAACTTGTAGCTCTTGTAATGGAGGTAGCTCTGTCAGTAAAAGACATGGCATAATAACTTATTAATAAATGAAGAATCACAATAATTTAACGGATTCCCAGATACACAATGCGAAAGGATTTGAACCAGCTAGGAAGAGAAGTGTATCTACTAAAAATCATCTTAATGGTGTAGATTGGGTAAAATCAAACTATACCAGTTCTGTATTGTTAGTAGCTCCTGCTGATCAGCAAGGCCATTTACATCACAAATATTTTTGTCTATATAATAGCCATGATTTAGTAAAATATGCTGTATATTTTAAAGTAACAAGTAGTCAAGCTATGCTAACTCCTGCTGGCTATGGTGGGGTAATTTGTGCAGACTTAACTGCTAGTGGAGCAAATTCTACTGCATTACAAGTAGGAACAGCATTACAAGTTGTTTTAAACGCACATTCTGACTTTACAGCTTCAAGAAATGGTGAAAGTGGTAATGTTACTCTAACTGGATTAACTACAGCTAGTCCTGCTAAAGATGTAGATAGTACAGTTACTATAACTATAACAGATACAGAGGTTGTAAACGAGGTTTTACATACTAATGCTGAAGGTCATATAAAATTTACTCCATTTAGCTCAATAATGTCAGGTCTTAATCTTTTATCTGACAAAGCATATACTCATACACAATCAGAATCTTCAGCTACCTGGGTGGTAAATCACAATTTAGCTAAAAACGCATCCGTAACAGTAGTAGATTCGGCAGGAACAGTTGTAATTGGTCAGGTAGATTATAATACTATAAATCAAATAACACTAACATTCAAAGCTACTTTCTCTGGAAAGGCATATTTCAATTAATTAATAAATAAATAAATAAAAAAACAAATGGCAATTAAATTTTTACATGATCTTGATGTAGCAGGTAACATAGATCTAAACGACAATCAATCACTAAACATGGTGATTCAGCATCTAGCGAACAATCCTACGGCAGTTGAGGGGAAAATATACTACAATACTGGTTCTGATAAACTAATGGTATGTCTTGGTACTCAAGCATCAGATTGGACTGAATTATCAAGTGCAACTGGAGATATTACTTCTGTAGCTGGTGGTACAAACATCAATGTTTCTGGAGGTGATACTGGAGATGCAACTGTAAACTTAGATTCTTCAGTAACAGATGCAATAGCTCTTAATACTTCAAAAGATGGAATTACTAGTGGTCAAGCTTCAGCAATTACAGCGAATACTTCTAAAAATGGTATATCGGCTGCTCAAGCAAATGCAATTAGTGCAAATACATCTAAAACTGGTATTACTAGTTCTCAAGCAACTGCTATTTCAACTAATAGTGGGAAAACTGGTATTACTTCAGGACAAGCGAGTGCTATAACTGCAAATACAGCTAAAAATACAGATGTAAATCACAATGTTACTACTGATTTAAGTGCTTCAGCTAATGGAACTTCTTTAGTTATAGAATCTTCAGATGGAGATAATGCTTCACTTCCAGCAGCTACTACATCTGCTTGGGGAGCAATGACTGATGAACAAGCTTCTGCTGTAATAGCAAATACATCTAAGACTGGTATTAGTTCAGGTCAAGCTTCTGCTATAACTGCGAATACTTCAAAGACTGGCATTACTTCAGGTCAAGCATCTGCAATTACAGCTAATACTTCAAAGACTGGTATTACAAGTGGTCAAGCATCTGCAATAACTGCAAATACTAATAAGACTGGTATTAGTTCAGCTCAAGCTAGTGCAATTACAGCTAATAGTGCAAAGGCAACAGATGTTAATCATAATGTTACTACTGATATAAGTATTACTGGTAGTGATGGTGCATTAACAGTAGTATCATCTGATGGTGATGATGGAGAAATTCCAGTAGCAACTGCTTCAGTTTCAGGTGTTATGACTCCTACACAAGTAACTGCTTTAGGTAATAGAGCTCCTTTAGCTTCTCCAACATTTACTGGTACTCCAACAGTTCCAACACCAGCAACAAGTGATAATGGTAGATCTATTGCAACTACTGCTTTTGTAAAATCTAATATTTCAGATCTTGTAGGAGGTGCTCCAGGTGCTTTAGATACATTAAACGAATTAGCAGCAGCTATTGGTGATGATGCTTCTTATGCTTCAGGTATTACAACTGCTTTAGGATTAAAAGCTCCTTTAGCTAGTCCTGCATTTTCAGGTACTCCAACTGGGATTACTAAAGCTCATGTTGGTTTAAATAATGTAGCAAATATTGCAGTAAGTGGAACAAATACTGGTGATGAGCCAGATGCAAGTACAACTGTAAAAGGTATTGCAGAAAGAGCAACAACAACAGAAGCAAAAACTGGTGTTGATGATACTAGATTTGTAACTCCTGCTGGGTTAGCTAACAGATCATACACTACTGCAATAGGTGGTGCTGCATCAATAGCAGTAACTCACAATTTAGGCACAAAGGCAGTTATTGTTCAAATGTTTGATACTAGCTCTTTTGAAACTGTATATGCACAAGTAGTTAGAAATACTGTTAATCAAGTTACTGTAGATTTCCGTACAGCTCCTTCTGCTGGAGATGTTACAATAATGGTTATTAAAGTACAATAATTAGATGTCGGTTAATAAATATGAAAAGTTTGGTTCTAGGGGATTTTCCCCTAGTTCCAATACTGATGGCAATGGAGAAGGAGATGTAGTAAATATTGGTGGTGGTAGCGAAGAGTATCCAGTTGTTCAAGGAAGATGTTATTATCTCAATGGTTCTGGTTATTGGTCTTATTCTGATGCTGATGCTGCTGTTTCATCTACAAGTTTATTAGCTATAGCTTTAGGTTCTGGAGATCCTGGTGAAGTCGGTATGCTTCTAAGAGGAATGGTTAGTTTATCCGTTGCTCCTGGTGCTGGTTGTGGAATACCTTTATATTTATCAAATAATTCAGGGCAAATAACTAGAGTTGCTCCAAGTGGTGCTAGTGATTATGTTAGAGTTATTGGTTACAAGGTAACTACTGGAGCTGAAGATAAAAAAATCTGGTTTAATCCTGATAATACTTGGATAGAAATATCTGAAGGATAATGGCAAGTTCTTTAAGTCATATAAATGGAGTTGGTCAAACTCGCATAAGAAGTGTTAATACTGTAGCACTTGCTAACATTGGTACAGCTATTGGAGTGGAATATAATGCACCTTCTCCTTCTTTTGGTAATGATAATGCTGTGGCAAAGTCTATTACTACTGGTACTGGGCAATCTGTTCGTATAGCAGACACAAATGGTAAATTTAACTTTATTCATAGCTCTGCCTATACTATATCTTTTTGGGTGAAAGCAGGATGGAATAGTTCTTTAAATACTAATATTCATTTATTTTCTTCTACAACTTCAGGAACAACAAATTCTAGTGCTAATATGATAAGAATTTTTTATCATGAATCTTACAATAGATTATATTTTGAATATCGTTCTGCTTCAAATGCAAAAAAATCTAACTTTTATTTATTCCATGCGAACTCTGGTAACCATGCTGCTGCTTATGCTGCTGCTGGTTTAGGAAGTTCACAATATTGGAGTAGTGCAAATAGAGGTAATGCTAATTCTGCTGGTTATACAATGATTACAGTTACTAAAGGAACATCAAATTCTGCTGGATCTAGTAATGCTCCAATGTACTGGAATGCTACTCCACTAGGAAATGGTCATTATGGCTCAAATGGAACTGGACAAGGAACTCCTAATATGAGTACAGCAGACAGACAAATAGCTATAGGTAGTAATAGTTGGAGTTATGCTAAATCAGGTAATAGTGCAGAAACAAAATACAATGATCTAACTGTTTGGAATAAGAAATTATCACAATCAGAGATTACTGAATTATATAATAGTGGCACTCCACTTGATGCAACTGCACATAGTGCTGCTTCTAGTTTAAAAATGTATTATAAAATGGAAAACAATGGTGTAGATAGTAGTGGAAACTCTGCTCCTAATATTGTTTTAAGTGGTAACTCTAATTTTGAATCAAAATAATGAACTATTATATATTAACAGATGAAGTTTTTGATGAATTAGACAAAGATCTTATAGATTTTGCACTACAAAGTATTGATGAAACTGAATGGACTGTTACAACAACAGAAGTGGTAGATAATGAAATATTAAGTTTTGAAAATACTTTACAATTATCTTTATACACTATTGAAGAGGGTTCTTTTTGGACTGGAGATAATACTGGTATAGAAGTATGGGAGTTGGAAGAAATAAAATATTTAAAAGGAATATAATAATTAATAAATAAAAAACAAAAAAATGGCAACAACAGTATTAAACGCAAACTTAACAGTAACATTAACAGATACAGTAAGTTTAAACGGACAGTCTTATGGGAACACTAACACTTTAACTGTAGCAGAGATAGATGAGGTTTACAACAGAGTAGTAGAAGTTCCTATTTCTGCATTTACAAATGTACTTGAACTTGGAGCAGCTTCAGGTCAAGGTGTTTTAAAAGCAGCAAATGTAAAGTACATAAGAATAACAAATTTAGATGATACTAATTATGTTAATCTAAAAGTTTTTGGAACAGATGCAATGGTTATAAAACTAGAAGCTGGTAAATCTTTCATCTTAGGTGGTGTAAGTTTTGATGCAGCAGCAGCAGATATAGCTCAAGGAGCTGTTTCTCATAATGCAGCATTTATAATTTCAGCAGAAGCTACAGTAGCAGCTTGTGATTTAGAGGTATTTGCAGCAACAATCTAATGAAGCTTAAAGTTCTAAGGTTTAGCAGCGAAGCTGATTGCACAAACGGACTTCTTTTTGAGGAGTCTGAAATGGGCATGAAGTTTATGTGCTACACTTTAGAAGATGAGCATAGAGCATTAAAGGTAAAAGGAGAAACTAGAATACCTAGTGGAACGTATAACATAAACTTTAGAAATGAAGGGGGATTCAATGAAAAGTATCAAAAAAGATTTCAATCATTACATAAAGGTATGCTGGAAGTCTGTAATGTTCCTAACTTTAAGTATGTCCTTATCCATTGTGGTAATTCTGACTCTCATACTTCTGGATGCCTTCTTGTGGGTGATTCGCAAGAAAATAATGTTATCATCAAAGATGGTTGGATTGGAAAATCCACTAATGCGTATAAAAGAATATATCCATCTATTGCAAAAGAACTAGAAAGAGGAAATGAAGTTGTTATAGAATATGTTGATTTAGACAATAGAATATAATGGCAACTAATCAAGATATAGTAAAAGAGATGGCACTAATGGAACAAAGGATAGACTCAATGGATGATAAATTAGAAAAAATGGATAAGAAGTTGGATATGCTAACTGAAAAATTGTTAGATCCTGATTATGGTGTTGTTGCCAGAGTAAATAGGAACACTTCTTCAAGAAAAATTCTAAGTAAATCTCTTTGGGTAATCTATGTTGCTATTATAGGCCTTATTATAAAAATGTTTATAGGATGAAATCTCCTATTAATTTTAAAGACTTTGCTGCCAATCCAATGGCAGGAGGTTTATTTTTCTGTATTATAGCTATTGGTTATTTATACATAGACAATAAGACTACTCTTACAAATCAAATAGAAGATTTACAAGAAGAGGTTATAATTCTTAGAGGAGATTATAAAAAGCTTAATGATAAGTTTATAGAAACATTAAAAAACATAAATGAAGGTTAAATGTTTTATATTATTGCTTACATTATCCTCATGCTTCTCATCAGAAGATTCTGTGGAAGAGATAAAATCTTTTGATAATAATTTAGATAGTCTTTTTAGATCAGCAGATGAAGCTGTAGACCAAGTAAACTCCAGAAAAGAACAGAAAGTATTGTTAGAGCAAGACTTATGGAGGAAGAAAAGAGATATAAAAGTTATCAAAAAAAAATATTCAGATAGTTTGTGGAATCTAAGTAATATGTACGAGAGGACTACAATGAGAATGGGAGATGATAGCATTCAATATGAATATAAGATAGTTTTACAAACAATAATAGACACAGTTAGACTTACTGTAACTGATACAGTATGTGGTGTTTGCTTGACAAAGAAAAACAAGAAAGACAATAGATGGTATAAAAAAACTTTTAGGTGGATTAAAAACATATAAATATAATGGCAAAGAAAAGAAAGAAAAAGAAGGTTTATCCAATAAAAAAATAACATGAATATACTAGGTAAAATATTTTCAAGTGGAGCTACAGACCTTGTAAAGAGTGTAGGGGGTGTTATAGATAACTTAACTACCAGTCAGGAAGAAAAGCTAGAAGCAGAAAGAAAGATTCAAGAGATTATTCATTCTTATGAGTCTAAAATGCAAAAAGAAGTTTCAGAAAGATGGAAAGCAGATATGCAATCAGACTCCTGGTTAGCTAAAAATGTTAGGCCAATGACACTTGTTTTTTTAGTTATCAGCACAATTATGTTAATATTTATAGATGCAGGATTTATAGATTTCCATGTAGAAGGGAACTGGATTGACCTACTGCAATTAACTTTATTAACAGTCATTGGTGCATATTTCGGAGGAAGGAGTTGGGAGAAGGTTAAAAAATAACAATACTTTTACTATATGGGAAAACGATTAAGACTTTCGGATGAAGAAGTTGATTTTATATATCAACACCGAGCAGGAGATTTAAAAAATCTCAACTATAACCTTTCGCACAATTCAGCTTTAGATGAGCATTTACTTGAAAGAGGTATTGAAAAGAAAGATGTTATTTCAGTTAAACATTGGCAGAATATGGGTGGTGATTTACGATTTTCAGTAGTTACTAAGCCTAATGTAGTTGATGAGAAAAATGTATTTAGTAATGTTTTAAAGCTTATTGAAGATAATGCTCCTGAATACCCTAAAATCATACATAAAGAAGGACAACACTTATTGGTTATCAACCCAGCAGATGTTCATATTGGAAAGTATGCTAGTGCAAGAGAAACTGGGGAGGAATACAATATGGAAATAGCCATACAAAGAGTTTTAATGGGTGTTAGTGGCCTTATTCAGAAAGCTAAAGGTTTTGGTATAGATAGAGTTCTTTTTTGCATAGGGAACGATATTCTACATACAGATAATGTTATGTCAAGTACAACAAAAGGAACATATCAAGATACAGATGGAAAATGGTGGGAACATTATGAGGTTGCATTACAAGTTTATGTTCATTGTGTGGAAATGTTAAGAGAAATAGCTCCAGTAGATTGTGTACACTCTATGTCTAATCACGATTATCAAAGTGGATTTCATTTAGCACATGCTTTAAAGAGCTGGTTTAGAAAGGCAGATGATGTTTCTGTAGATTGTGGGGTTTCTAATCGTAAATATTATAAATATGGTAGTAATTTAATAGGACTTGAGCATGGGGATGGAGCTAAGATGGATAAACTTCCTCTTTTAATGGCATCAGAAAAACCACAAGACTGGGCTTCTACTACTCATAGATATTGGTATTTACATCATCTTCACCACAAGATCAAGCATAAATGGTTAGATGCTAAAGACTTTATAGGGGTTACAGTAGAATATATGAGAAGTCCATCTGCTAGTGATTCCTGGCATGCAGGAAAAGGATTTTGTGGTGTTCCAAAAGCAGTAGAAGGCTTTTTACATGATAAAGAAAGTGGTCAAGTAGCAAGATTTGTACATTATTTTTAAATAAATACAATAATTTCTTTTTTATTTAAAAAAATTGTTGTTATATTGTAATAGTTTTGTTTTAGTTGTAAAAAAGAAGAGGGGGGTTCATGATACCCTCCTTTTCTGTTTCTGTATTTCTCGTAATTGGTAACAACTTTTCTCTTAATATTTTTTTATACTGAATTGGTAATAGCTTTGCTCTTAATTGGTAACAGCTTTGCTCTTAATTGGTAAGACATTTGCTCTTAATTGGTAACAGATTTGCTCTTAACCTTTTTTTTTAAAAAATTTTTCATCTGATTTCTTCCTGGTGCAGCATGTTGCATGTAATTTCAGCTAATTTCAGCTAATTTCATGCTATTATATTTTATTGCATATAATTTGTTTATATCAAATATTAATGCTTATATGTAATTACAACAAAACTAAATTAATCAAAAAAAATTATTATGAAAAAGTATGAAGTTAAAGTAACAAATGATTATGATTCAGGATTCTCCTGGAATATGTATTTAGATTATGTAAGAGATTTAGCAAGTGAAATAGATATTGCAGTACATAATAGGAATAGGAGTATGAGCAACATATTGCCTAGTAAAAAAATAGATACTGATGGTTATCATAAGTCATGTATAGTAGGATGTACTGGGTATAGTCAATCAGAATGGGATGATTATACTATATATTATAATGAAGAAAGTAAGGAATTGGAATTATTAAAAGAACAAATATCTATGGCTTTTACACATAAACACGATTATTGTATAGAAGCAATAGAAACTTTGGAATCAGGTCATTCTATGGTTATAGATTATTGTATCGTAAGTATTGACTGGATAGAGTTCCCTGATGAAAATGATATTAAGGATGTAGTAAGAGAATCAGGCATACAAATTGTAGATAATGATTTATTAACTTGGAATTTTAATATATGAAAAATATAATAGATAAGGTAGATGATGGATTCAATTTCTTTAATTCAGGAATACTAGAAGAATTAACTACTGATAAAAAATATTATGTTGAGGTTTTTATGGAATACATAGAATACCTGGAAAAGAGGAAGAAAGACTTAGTTAAAAGGAATGAGATAGAATGCGTAGAATGTAAAACGATCAATTCACATGATACTGATGAGTTCGGCTTCTGTAAAGAATGTTTGGCACACTTATAAAATTAATTAAACTTAAACAAAATGAAATACAAATTATGGGATGTACAAAGGAATGAATATAAGCACTATGATTATAATGAAATAATATATGATGATTTAAAAGAAGTAGAGGAATCGTTATGGAATTTTCACTCAGTAGATTATGGTGGATTGGAAGAAAAAGAATTTAACGAATTAACATTTAATGGTATGTTAATGTTATTTGATTGGGAAGTACATAATGCTAAAACAAATAAACTTAAAATAATAAACAAATGAAGAAATTAATAATGATAATGCTAGCAATAACAATACTAAGTTCTTGTGGGCTAAGATTTGGAGATTATAATGCTTATAAAAAACACAATGCTAGAAAGACTTGTAACCAATAATAAATAACCATGGTATATTGTAGTAAAACTAAAGAAGAAATGTTTGATGGATGGTATAACGATAATACTGGAGAATATTTCAAATATGAAAAAGATTATCTGAATCATATTGATAAAATTATAGAAGAAACTTTAATATGGCATAATGTTGATTTGAAAGACAAGGATACAATGAAGAAAGTGTTTCTTAAAGAAGAGCAAGTAGAATTACCTATAAGTGTAGATGATAGGCTAGAGTATGCTTATAACCACTTAGGATGTTACTGGTCAGAATGGCTAGAAGATGAAGAAGAATAAATAACTAAAAACTAATAAACTATATGATAACATACTTAATATTTGTAATAATTTTAGCAATATGGGAATTTATAAAACAAAATTAACCAGAAGAGTAACCAGAAATGGTTACTTTTTTTTTGGCCTAATTGGTACACTTATAAATTATTTACAATGGGTAATTGGTAGCTTCTCTTCTCTTAATAAAGATAGGCCTATTAGAATTAGTAGATTTGATTTGGCACTTACTACTAGGTTTAAATTTTATCTTATTAACATATAACAAAAAACTTTTTAATAAATAATACTTTTTTATAGTTATTTTTAAAAAACTTTATATATTGCGACCAACAAAACTTTATTAATTAAATTAAAAAAAATCATGAGAACAGTATTAAAAAACAATTCAGAAGCAATACATTACTTTGCTAACAATGTTCAGGATAACGGATGTAATCAGACCAGGAGTATATTTTTTGAAGGTAACAAAATTTATTCCTATGGTTATCATTATTTGCTAGGCCTAAGATTAAAAAATGCACTTATAATTAATGATAATGGTTATTCTGTATCAACTAGTAAGCATATATCAGAGTTAAGGAATGCTTCAACACATTTAACTACATTCAATTTATCATCTATAAGTATTGATTCAGTATTCAAAAATATTGTTATCAATAATCAAAAAATCAAAAAGGCCTGGAAGCATAAATTATTTTATGCAAATCAAATTATAAGGCAATTTAATGAGTATCAAAAATTCCTGGAATTTTGTAAGAACAATAAAAAAACAAAGGATCAGATTAAAAAATATTATTCAGGAGTAAAAGCAACAAAAAAATGTAGCATGTATAATGATATTAAAAAAATTCATGATAACATAAAGATAGTTTATAATGATTTATTGGTTCAGGATAATTTGAGAACAAAAAGAATTGCAGCCGACCAATTAGTTAAGAATGAAAAAAATATTGCAATATTCAGAAACGAACCTAAAAAAAGGCCTTTTATAAGATTAACACATTCAATTTTAAGAATTACTGAAAATAAAGAATTTATACAAAGTGAAAAAGGAGTGCAATTACCTATTAAATTATGTTTAGACTTTTTAAACTTATTATATAAAGGCGAAAATTTAATTGGCCAAAAATTAGGCCATTACACTATAAATTCATGGGATGGTAATTTACTAAAAATTAATTGTCATACTTTTGAAAATGCTGAACTTAAAAACATAATAAAATTAATCAACTATCAAAAAACACTAGAAACTTTAACTAATAACTTAAAAAAATAATCATGAAAAATCAAATTAAAAAATTAGAAATAGATATATTCTTTAATCGTAATGCTACAAGCCCTCTAATTCCTAACAAAATTGCTCAAATTAAAGATTATTTGAGTATCAATGCTAAACTATACTACAATAGTGTAAAATTTGTAGGAGGTTCTAATGTAGAATTACAAAATCAAAGTGTAGCAAATTTTGTAATCTTTACGGATAACCAGGAACAAATCAAAAAGCAGTTTTTAGATATATTCAAAAGTTACCCATTGTATATAAGTTTTGACAATAAAATCCCTGAACTTATAAAATAAAAATAAAAAATAAAATTTAATTTAGGCCTATTAATTTAGGCCTTTTTTTATGTAATTGGTAGCTAATTGGTAGCTAATTGGTAGCTAATTGGTAGCAACTTTGTAAAAGGTTATAGGTCAAAAAATTTTTAGCCTAAAAAAAGTGTTGCTAGAGTAAAAATGAAAAAATATAATTAGATCGTGGGAATTATTGAAAAAATAACCAGGAAAAAAAAAGCAAAAATAAAATAGGATATTAAAAAAAACTAAATATCTTGCGACCAACAAAAACAAACTAATTTTATAAACCTAAAAAAAAAATCATGCAAAAATCAAAAGAAACATTAACAGAAAAAATCTTTAACATTTTCTATCTATTAACACTACCAGCAGCAATAGTAGTATATTTTATAAACCTTTAAAAAAAAAATCATGAAAAAATCAAAATCACCTGGAATCAGAATTACTAGAGCAGCAAAAGAATTAAAAGCTAAATCTAATGGCTACGAAATAGGAACTTTTATACTAGAGCAAATCATTACAAATGGAATGCAGCAACTAGAAAAAGACTTAAAGGAGGGCAACCTGGATAGGTCAATTATTGCTCCTAGTATGTACCAGGAAACACTAAACATTTTAACTAAACACATAAACCAATAAAACCATGAAAAACTCAATAAGAACGGAACTAAAGCAGTATATACTGGAAGGCATGCAGGACTTAAACCAGGATAACCTAACCAGTAAACCAGGCCGACTAGATGCAAACGAATTGCACCAGGAACTTTTCAACGTAGATTACTATATAATCGGCTATTATAAGGCCGAGCAATGGCTAAAGCAGCACCAGGTGAGCACCTTTGACGCAATAAGCCAGGTTCAGGAGTGGGAACTGGATAATTTCGGCCAGGCTAAAAATTATGATAATGC